TTATTTGTCAAATGACGGGTTGCAAGCATAGTAATTTTTGCTGTCGAGCTTATCCGTCACGAGTCGCAAGCCTTCTCCGAAGCGTTGGTAGTGCACAATTTCACGTTCACGCAAAAACTTAATCGGCTCAATTATATCCGGGTCGTCAACAAGGCGCAAAATGTTATCGTATGTTACCCTTGCTTTTTGCTCTGCCGCAAGGTCTTCGTTTAGGTCGCCGATAGTGTCGCCCGTTACGGCTATGCTTGCCGCATTCCACGGCGCACCGCTTGCCGCTGTCGGATAAACTCCTGCCGTATGGTCAACAAAGTATGCCATAAAGTTAGGATTTTTCTCAATCTCATCCTCTGTCAAATTGCGAGTAAGTTGGTGTACCATTGTTCCTATCATTTCAAGGTGCCCCAATTCCTCAACGCCTATGTCTGTAAGCAATCCCTTGAGTTCGGGATACGGCATTGAATATCGCTGAGAAAGATAGCGAAGCGACGCACCGAGTTCCCCTTGCGGCCCACCGTATTGCTTTTAGATATAGGTCAAAGATAAAAATAAATGGCGAGGTTATTAGCTTCTTTTTCGTATGTGATATGGTCTATAATGGAGCGGAGTGCTTCGTTTTTAATTGCTTCGTCTGTTTCGGGGAATTTAATCGTTTTCAAAACGCTTGCAACCTTATCAACAAATTCTTTAGGAACTGCCTTGCTTTCTTTTGGCGGCACTTTTGATTTTGCTTTTTCGTATTCATCAATGCGTGACTGATAGGTGCGCTTTTTTACGCCGTATTCTTCAAGCGTGTCAAAGCCTGCGTCGTATGCTTCGCTTGCTCGGCGGATTTTCTCTTTTTCCTGCTTGATAAGCTTATCGTAGTCGATATTCTCTTGCGGATTGTTTTGCGTTTTATAAATGATATTAAAATCTAATGTTTTAAGTGTTTCCTCAATTTTGTCTATAACAACTCTGTTTGCCTTGGCAACAGAGAGGCTGTGTGAAACCTTACAAACACCTCTTGCGTATTGGTGGCATTGCATTGCCGGGCTTTGAGTACCGACATATACGAGAGTAGCACCGCAGTTGCCGCAGCGCATTAAGCCTTTGAGCATAAATTGAACAGGCTGTTCCCTGCGTTGATATTTGCCATAGCGCTTCTTTTGGTCTGCTATCATATCCTGTACCCTTTCAAATTTGTCCGTGTCAATAATTGCTTCGTGTTTGCCGTCAATTATCATTACGTTACTGTTGTCACCCTTGTAACGTTGCTTTGATTGTTTACCTTCGGGCGACCACCTTATTTTGCCTATATAAACAGGATTTTGTAAAATATATTCGACAAAGCGATTATCAGGAATGTTGCCTCGCTTCGTTCTGATTCCCATTGTGGCTAATTCCTGTGCTATTGCACGGTAGCCTTTGCCTGCTAAATATGAATCGTAAATATAATTAACTGTTTTGGCATTATCGTTTGGTATGTACGTCTTATTTTTTAAATCATAGCCGAACGGCGCAATCGTCATTACTTCGCCACGGCTTGCTTTCTCCGTCATTCCTCTTGTAACTTCCTGTGAAAGTCTTGTTGAATAGTATTCATCCATAAACTCGATTATTCTTTCAATCAGCGGAGCAAAAGGCGAATCGTCGATTGTTTCGCTGACGGAAATAACGGCTACATTAATTTTTCTGAGCATTGATTTGTATACAATGCTTTCTTCCTGATTTCGAGCAAAACGGCTGAATTTCCAAACGAGAATTGCGTCAAATGGGTGTTCTTTCGATTTTGCATAGCCTATCATGCTGTTAAAGGCTTTACGCTTTTTGACGCTTCTGCCGGATATTCCGTCGTCGTAAAATACATATTCATCAGGCACTATATAATCATTGTTTTTGGCGTATTGTCTAATGAGCTTAAGCTGACTGTCCGGGGAGTATTCATCCTGCCGGTCATCAGATACTCTGATGTATGCTGCGGCATATTTCATTTAATCACCTTCTTTATTCTATTGTAACTTTTATATTACAGCCATAATACTTTTTAGGTGGTTCGCCACCGGTGATTTCTATAATTTTAGCTGTTATGTTATGGTCTGAGTTATTATAAAGTAGTTCGCTCTTTTTAATATTGATTTCGCCTAAATCTTCGTCAGTGCGTGTTAAAATTGCAAGGAATACTTTTTTTCCGTCACGATTAATATAAGGCTCAAGATGAATAGGAAAATCTGCGTAAGGCTCTGTTGAAAAAAAATCTGCATTTATATCTATTGCATTTAAAAAACTTTGGCGAGTGTGGTGAGAAAAAATACTGTATTCAGTAACTTTATCGAGGTTTGTATAAAATGACTTTTCCTTATCTAACAAGCCATAGTTATCATTAATTCTTAATTTTATGTTATAAAGAAGATGAATAGCTTGGGTTATTGTGTATTGAGTTGGAATGTAATTTTGCTTTACAAATTGATTTTCAATTTGCAAATAAAATTTATTGTTAAAAATAAGTTGGTCATCTGGAATATTTGCAATATCTTTTAAATCTTCATATTGAAAGATGAATTTGTAATATTCTTCGGGAAAAATATCTTTTAAATCTTGGATTTGACTTTTAATATTAAAATATTCAATAGGAGTAATGAATGGATATATATTATTTAAATATGTTGTTAAAGAATTAGATAAATCCATTTCCTTAAGTTTGATATCCCAAAATTTATCAGATAGCTCTTTGGCTTTCGGTGCACAAATTTCGTCTTTTTTACGTTTTTCTTCGTAATATTTATCTCTCTTATTTCTTACATTGATTTCTAATTCTTTGTCATTTTGACCGAGAATATAATTAATTCTTTTCAAGTTATCAATTTCGCTATTTTCTAAAGATTTTTTACCTGTTAAGTTAGGTATAAGCCATTTCGCTATTTGATAAATTCCTATCAAAGCAATAGGACCGGCGAGCAAAATAGGAAGCTTTCCGAATAGCGGTTCGAGTGCAAACAATGTATACAAAAGAATTATTAATAAAAGAATTATGCCGATAATTTGCTTTGGCTTAATTTTGTTTCTTTTCTTATGTTGATAATCACAATTATATAAATACAGTTCTTCACCACTATGTATAAATTCACAAACACCAGTGCTATTTGCAGAGAAAATATAACCTCTGCCTTGGCCGTTATTTTCAACAACGTAGTATGCTGCATAATTTTTAAAATTACGTGACGTATCTATACTAAATTCATATAAACTGACATTAATATCAACCTTTTGCATAAAAGGTTTTATTTTTCTAAAAGTATCTTTAGAAATATAAGAATTATTTTCCTTAGCGAGCTTATACAATAATTCTTGTTCGGTTAAGTTATATTCGTCTTTCATTTTATCCCCTTTTTCAATTGTCTAATAAAAAAAAGCGAAATAAGTGCCTGCCTATTTCGCTTAAATTATATTGATGAGTAAGCTAATTAAGAAAGTAAACTTGTAAAGCCTACTGCTTTACCTAATATCCTGATATTGTTCATTTCCTCTTTTGTATACACAAAGGGGGGATATTTTGTATTTTCAGGCTGAAGTACAACCTTATCCTCATATATGTAAACCCTTTTGAGTGTAGCCTCGTTGTCAATCAACACGGCGGCTATTTCACCATTATCGACTTGACTTTGTTGCTTGATATAAACAATATCGCCGTCATTGATTCGAGCATTAATCATACTGTCGCCTTTACATACTAATGTAAAATCACATTTTATGTTATCAGGGATATCGTCGTATGTCTCAATGTTTTCCTCAGCAAGAATAGGCTCACCGCAAGCGATAGTACCTAAGCGTGGGCGTTTATAAGTTTTTGGAATAGGATTTATTCCGGGAATAGAATATAAATCGTCAGTAGATTTGTCGCTCCAACCCATTAAATAATCAGGTGTTGTATTCAAAGCGTTAGAAATAAGTTCTATTTTTTGAGAAGGTATATTTGTAACTATTTCATTTTCATACTTATATATTGTTTGCTTTGTAGTTCCGATTTTTAATGCTAATTCGTCTTGCGTTATGTTTTTAGAAATTCTTATTTCTTTAATTCTCTTTCCAATACTCAATAACATTCACCTCTAATTGCATTATATAGTTGATTTCGTAACTTGTCAAGAAAATTTTTTCATAAAAAATGCAATAAATAACTTGACAAGCGACAAAAGTGGTGCTATATTATAGTCGTAACGTGATAAGTTACTCAACAAAACGAAGGGAAGGTATTGATAAAATGTTGGATGTCAGAAAATTTAAAGCAAAACTCGTAGAAAACGGAATAACCAATGCTCAAATGGCCGCCTTAATTGGTGTTTCTGAAAGAACTTTTTATTCGAGGCTTAAGAAAAAAGAATTTGGCTCAGATGAAATTGAAATCATGATGAATGTTTTAAAAATTGAAAACCCAAAAGAAATTTTTTTTGCCTCAGAAGTAACTCTGTAAGTTACCGCAAAGTTTGATAATTTCTTTTTTAATAAAAATCACTAACACTTAATCAAGGCAGCAGGGTGCAGGCTGAAATATCCCCTTACTGTTCAACTGAAATCAGCCGAAAAGCTATCAACTCCATAGTTTTATTTTTCTCCAAAAATATATGAATAAATCAAACATAACCCCCTTTTCTTAAGTTATTGATAGTTAGCTCTGCTGTTTTGGCTAAGTGTTAGTGATAAGGACAAAAAGTATCATCATAGTTTTTTATTGAGGTGATGAAATGGCAAAAAGAAAAGAACTGACGGCGACAGTCAGCGTAATAATGGAAGACGGCACGGTTAAGCCGTTTGAAGAGCTGACCGCCGAGGAAGAAAAGCGCCTGAGGGAAAATATCAGAAAAAGGCTTGAAAAATCAATGAGCCTATATTATTCAAATCACCCTGAGGAGTTTGCAAAGCTTAAGTAAAAAGGAAAGGACGTGAAAAAATGTATAAATTGCCGCTGATTGTGCTTGCCGCTTTTGCATTGTATTGCGCAGTGTGTTTAATCGCTATTAAAATCAGGCAAAAGAAAAAGCCACTCCGCAAGCGGAATGACTTTGAAAGAAAGTGCCGTTACATTTTCTCAGAAAACGCAGAATGGGACAACATTCTGCACGGCATTAAATGAGTTGTGATAACCCAATTGACACCACTATGTTATCACAACTCTTATTAAAAATCAATAGGAGTTGAAAAAATATGGAAGTTTTTACAAATGATATTTGCCCAAGCTGCAGGAATGAAAGTTTTGAAAAATGCAAAGCGGATTTTACGCAGATTACGCTTGACGATGTAACGAGGGCAGTTGTTGACTGCAAGCTATACAAGGCTAAGCCGAAGCATAAGCTTAAGATTACATACGAATGCGAGGGCAAGATAGCCGTCGTTGAAAAGGTGGTATATGATTTGCCCGATGTCGAATGGCAGCAGGCAAATAAGAGAGCCGGGGATATGAGCGACGACGATATCAAGGATATTGTTGAATATCTTAATAATAAAATCGGTGCGCACTATAAGCCGAACGGCAAAAAAATGAAAGAGTTAATCAGGGCAAGAATGAATGAGGGCTACACGGTTAAGGATTTTAAGACGGTAATTGACAAGAAATTCAAAAGCTGGGGCAACGACCCGAAAATGAGTTTATACTTGCGGCCGTCAACGCTTTTTAGTACACGCTTTGCCGAGTACCTAAACGAGTATCAGGCATTTGACCCAAACAGACTGAGTTGCAAGCCTACATATGATATTGAACAGGTAAAAAAAGATATTTTAATGCATTCGTGCGGAGAGGATATATTATGACATCAGAGGAAAGAATTGAAAAAGTAAGCCAACTTCTTATGGAAGGAATGACGGACGGAAAGAAAAGTAAGGAAAATTACTTAAAAATTGCTCAGCTTGAAGTTGATAATATTGTATCAGTAATAACACCGAGTTCAGCCGTCGAAACAAGTTTTATTCTTTTTGCACTTGAACAAGTTACGGAAATGATAAAAGGCACAATGAAGAGATATCCGAAGCAGGAGATTAATTATTGTGTTTTAAAGAGCTTAATAGGCTCAAAAGGAATGTGTATTGAAGTACCTAAGGGGAGCAAAGATGATAAATAGTGTTGTTTTAATGGGACGCCTGACCTACGAGCCTGAGTTAATGGCGACAAATGAGGGCACGTCTTTTATAAACTTTCAAATTGCGGTTGACCGAGGTTATTCTAAGGACAACCGTGCTTGTGACTTTATAGATTGTACCGCTTGGCGGCAGACTGCCGAGTTTTTGAAAAGGTATTTTCATAAAGGTTCAATGATTGCAATTGAGGGCAGACTGCAAACAGATAATTATGTTGCAAACACAGGCGAAAACAGAAAAAGCGTAAAAGTGATTGCAAATCAGGTCAGCTTTTGCGGCGAAAGAGGACAAACCCCGGCGCAAGTAAATGAAAATACAGAATTTGAGGAAATAGAATAATGAGGGTTGCGAAAAACTGTTGTTACATGAAAGTGACAAACGATAAATACAGATTGCCGGTTGCCGTTGCCGATTCCGCAGTTGAGCTTGCCCGATTAGTCGGCGCAACAAAGAATACGGTTTTATCTTCAATATCGCACGGTACCGGCACTTATGAAAAGGTTGAGTTAGAATAGTTGATTAAAAATTAACAGCAGCAGGGTGATGTGATGATATGAGCGAATTACAAAAAAAAATAAACACGGCAATAGACCGCTTCAAAGCATTTGAGCCTGCTGACGAACCGTATTATTTGTGTTACAGCGGTGGTAAAGACAGCGACTGCATTCGCATTCTTGCTGACCTTGCAGGAGTTAAGCACGATATAGTACATAACCTTACAACCGTTGACGCACCTGAAACAGTCAGATATATCAAGTCAATACCGAATGTTCACATTGAAATGCCTAAGTATTCAATGTGGCAGTTGATTGAGAAAAAGAAAATACCGCCTACAAGATTAATTCGTTATTGTTGTAATGAATTAAAGGAAAAAGGCGGCAAAGGACGAATTAAGGTTACAGGCGTTCGTTGGGCCGAGAGTAATAATCGCAACAACAATCAAAGTCTTGTTACGATTGTTGGAAAGCCAAAGGCAACAATCGCTCTTGCAGAAGAATTACAAGCGGAATATGAGCAAACCCCCAAAGGCGGATTAATACTCAACACCGATAATGATGAAAGTCGCCGAATGGTTGAGCAGTGTTATAGGACAACCTCAACGCTTGTAAATCCTATCATTGATTGGACCGATGAGGATGTGTGGGAGTTCCTTAACCACTATGGCTGTAAATCAAATCCATTATATCAATGCGGAATGAAGCGTATTGGATGTATCGGTTGCCCTATGCGAGGTGGCAAGGGTATGAAAGCAGATTTTATCCGTTATCCAAAGTACCGAGATAATTATTTGAGAGCATTTAGGCGAATGCTTAAGGCAAGAGAGGCAGCAGGGCTTGATAATAAATTAGGTTGGAATACTCCCGAAGATGTAATGATGTGGTGGGTTGGTGATAACCCATTGCAAATGAGCTTTGAAACACCTGAGTATTTGAAATGAGGTGAAAGAATGAAAAGTGTTTTTTGGTTTGCTTTAGGCGCATTAAACGCTGTCGGAATAGTATTAAATTTGTTTGGAATAGGATACGGAGATATTAAGATTATTCTTCTCCAAATACTTTCGGTGATACTTTGTCTGAATTACGGTTTTAGTGAGGTGATGAAAAATGAATAAAGAATTAGCAAGATATTTTGTGAAATTGATTGCTGAAGATTTGCGATTTTCATTTAATGGAATGGGTATTCCAAGTTATAGTTGTGAATGGTTAGAAAATCAGTTAATGCAAGGAAATTTTGAAGATGTTAAAGAGTTTATACAAAAAAGATATGATGAACACGAAAACACAAGCAAGAAAAAACAGATTGCCGGTTGCTGTTGCCGATTCCGCAGCTGAGCTGCCCGAGTATATTGAGCAGTTGAAGAATTTACCTGAAAAGCAAAAGCAAATATTTCTATATGGCTCATGGGACGTGGATGTGTGATAAATCTTCCAACAATATGAAAGAATTTAACGCAGTAGCAGCAGGGTGAGGTGATTTGTTGAGAAAAGAAATCAAAGTTCCGATTGGCTTTTATTGCAACGGATGTATTTATCTCGGTGCCGATAAAAATATGAAAGTTTGGTATTGTAAATTGTCCGGACTTTGGAAAGTTTCGAACAGCGAAGGACAAATACTCAAAGATTGTCGTTGCTTGAAAAACTATATTGAAACTTTAAAAAACACCTAAAAGTTTCGAAATTTAAAATCAAAGTTTTAAAGAAAAGGAGTAAGTTTTAAAATGAATTTTGATAAAGTAATTAAATTATGCAAAAAAGAAAAGAAATTTATTGTGTATAAAGAATCACCAAAGGTTAATTTTCTCGGGACAGAGCAGGTTATGTATTTAGTCCCGGACAAAACAAGCTGCGCACCCGAGTATTTAACATCTTTAGGGGGATTAAGTCCGAGCGATGTTTCAAGTACAAAATTTATAGCAAGAGACTTCCCTGACAAGCTTAACTTTACAGATACAGATGCCGATGAAATTTTTACTGCTTTGCCTGCTATAAAAATTGCGGGATTTGACGGAAATGAAGAATATGTCCCTATTTACACATGCAAGGGCGTTGTGTTTGTCAAAGCGAGCTATTTTAAGCCGTTTGAAAATGACGAATATGTGATTTACGAAAGAACTGCTAATGACGACATAACATATCTTGTTATAAAAGTCGGAATGTTTGTGCAGGCATTGATTATATTAAATTATTTGAGTGTAGATTTTCAAGCTGTTACATATTTTAGGGAAATAGCAGCAGGACTGCGAAAAACATACGAAAACGAAATATTAAATGATACGGAAAATGGAAAAGGAGTAAAGCAATGAAAATATTTATAAGTCAGCCTATGAAGGGCTATTCAAATTTTGAAATCGAAGTTATCAGAAGTCAAATAACAAGTGCCTTGAAAGAAAAGTACGGAAATGATATTGAAATTATCGACAGTTTTATAAAAGGTGCTCCGGCAAACGCTAAACCGTTATGGTATTTAGGCGAATCTATTAAAAAGCTAAGCAAAGCCGATATTGCAGTTTTTGCATATAAAGGACCTACCGTGGGCAATTATCCGGCTTTGGTAAGAGGTTGCGGCATTGAGGAAAAGTGTGCAAGAGAATATAACACCTTATGTCTTTATGTCGCATTTTATAAAAACAGTTTTCAATCGACTGCAGATATTGAACTCAGCGAACTATCAACCCAAAGACCTGATTTTGTGGAGTGATTAAATGGACTACATAGAAGCGTGCGAAAAACTAAGAGAAAAAACAGACAAGCAAGACGTGATGATTCACACCTTTAGAAATCCTTACGGTTTTCGACTAAATATAAATCATCCTATGATTACGAAAAAGTGGGAAGCTTTTAAAAAGAAAAACAATATCGGCAAATATGACATGACGGATGAGCTGAGGGAAAAGTTTGAAAATCAGTTTATGAAAAGCAAATATTATCAAAAGCTTGTGGCAGCGGAAAAGCAGAAATACGGCACAGCTTATGATTATATTTATGAGCCGCTTGTGGGTTAGGCGGTGAGAAAATGAGCAAAGATTTCAAAGCTTGCACCAAATGGTTTTTGATTTTAGCAGGCGCAATAATTATTTTTATGGAAATTTATGTGAAAAAAGCGATATAGGAGAGAAGATGATGTGTTTAGGATTGGCAAACGGATATATTGAAGAAAAAGGCAACGAGATTAGGGACGGCGACAAATTTAAGCTCGTAACAAAAAGCGGTGCTTATTTGTATCAAGCAAAGCCGACACCGAACGGAATTGTTCTTGTTCCGCTTTCAGAAGCTACACCCATAGGTGCGGTGCACGAAAGCGAAATTAGAAAATACGATTTCAATAGACTCTAATCACCATATCTATATACATATTATATATAGCAAAAATTTAAGCCGGTGCAAGTCCGGCTTACGAGCTTGTATTGTATCTTAACTACTGAACGAAAATAAAGAAAGGAGCATAAAGGTGAATAAGGAAAAGCAGATTAAAAGCGGAAGATTGTTAGAGGTGAGCTATTTCCCTTGCACGGACAGCGGCAGACCTCTTGCTGAAAGAGCACCAAAAAGTAAGATCACATCAGAGCAGCAGGCGCTTTATAATGCAAAGCAATCCACCAAAAAGCTTATCAGGCTTATTAATGCTAATTTTGATACAGGAGATATCTATTTGCATTGCACGTATTCACCTAAAAATGCTCCGCAAAGTTCAGACAAGGCATACCGTGACGCTTATAATTATATCCGTCGCATAAGATATTACCGCAGAAAGCATAAACTCCCCGAACTTAGGGCGGTTGTAATTATGGAAGAAAAAACATACAAGACAGGCAAGTATGCAGGGCTTGTTAATATTCATTTTCACATATTCATGAATAATGGCGGCTTCGGCAGGGACAGAGCCGAGGATATGTGGAAATTCGGTTGGGTAAATGCAAACAGGTACAATCCTGATGTATTCGGCCCTGAAACTGCGGCAAGGTATGTATCGAAGGACCCAAAGGGCAGGAAACGTTGGTTTTCTACCCAGAATCTTAAAAAGCCGATTGAAAGAACAAAAAAGCGAATGGTGACTAACAGATATGTCAACCGCCTTGCAAAATACAAGGATGATAGGGCGTTTTGGGAAAACAAATACCCCGGTTATACATACGAGCGAGTTGAAGTGTGCGAAAATGAGTATAACGGCCATACTTATGTTACCGCTATATTATTTAAGAAGCGGAATTAAAAGGAGTTGAGCTATGTCGAATTTATATCGTGATGTCAAAGCGTGTTGTCCTTTTTACCAAACGCAGAAAAAGGAAAAAGGCGGTGCAATGTATATCAAATGCGAAAAAATAATAAGCAAAGGGTGCATTGTGCTTAGATTTCCAAGCGTACAGAGAGGCGACAAATGGCTTAACACCTATTGTAACAGCATAAGCGGTTGCAAAAACTGCGAAATGTATCAACTTATAAATCAAAAATACGAGAAATGAGGTAATCTTATGAAAACTGCTATTATTATTTTATTAGCGGCTGTTTTTGTTGCGCTTTTAGGCGTGGCTGTAGCTGCTACTTCTTTACTTATTGAACAAAAGAAACAAGAGGGATATCAAAACGGCTTTGACAAAGCTGCAGAAATTGACGCTAAAATGGCGAAAAATCAAGCAAGCAAAGCGCTTGCCCAAATGCTTCAATCCTACAGCGTTAAAGATATTATCGTGACAAAGGATAATAAGACTGTGGTTAAGTGGAATGACGGCAAAACAACTTGGGTTAAGCTCAAAGAGGGAGACGTCAACAATCCTTTTAAGGCATTTTGTTACTGCCTTTTAAAGCAAATGTACGGCGACGCCTGGAAAGAAATGTTCAAACGCCACGGTGTTGAAGATACGCAGGCGGAAAATATATATGAAGTCCACGAGGAAAAAGAATAAATGAATGTATAAGCTCTTGCCGAGAGGCAGGGGCTTTATTTTTTTGCTTTATGGGTGTGACATTGAAGCGTTTTGAAATGATAAGGTAAATAAGAGGTGAGAACGTGAGCAAAGTCGATTGGAAAGAGCTTGAAAATGAATATGTATGCGGTGAAATGTCTTACAGAACACTTGCAAACAAGCACAAAATAGCGCCGTCAAGGGTATCGGCGGTAGGAAAAAAGCAAAATTGGGTAAAAAAACGTGATAAATATAGGTCAAACGTGGCGCAAGTCGCATTACATAATGCACGCACGACTGAAATTAAGAATAAATCGCAAAAACTTAATAATTTAATTGAGGCGGCAGACCAGCTTGCCTTTGAGCTTAAAAAAGCACTTGACGACCCGGACCAGCTTTACAGGCAAATACTCAGAACATCAAGCGGCGCAGAGGCAGTTAGAACTACCAAAAAACTCGATACAAGAGCGTTAAAGGATTTTGCAAGCACTATTTCCACCATGAATGACACTATTAAACAACTTAATGATTTGACAGAGGATGAGGATAAAAAGAACGTTGAAATTAAAATAATAGAGGGTAAAAAAGAATGGGCGCAGTAACACTTGACCTCGATTTTTCGAAAGTGAATCCAAAGCAAAAGCTCGCCTTAGAAGATAAGCACAAATATATCGGTTACGGCGGCGCACGTGGCGGCGGAAAGAGTTGGTTTGTAAGGATAAAAGCGATACTTCTCGCTTGCTTTTTTGCCGGGATAAAAATATTGATTGTCAGACAGTCGTTTCCTGAACTGATGAACAACCACATTCGAGAAATGCGTTCAATGCTGTTCGGAGTTGCGAAGTATGTTGATAAGGAAAAGATTTTTTATTTTCCTAACGGCAGCACAATACAGTTTATGTATTGTCAGCGTGATAAGGACCTCGACAGATTTCAGGGTACAGAGTATGACGTTATATTTATTGATGAGGCAACCCACCTAAGCGAATACCAAATAAAAACAATAGGGCTTTGCTTGCGTGGTGCGAATGATTTTCCCAAAAGAATATATTTCACCACTAACCCCGGTGGAGCTTCACATCACTATTTCAAGAGGATATTTATTGACAAAGACTATATGCCTGATGAAAACCCTGATGATTATTCTTTCATTCAGGCGCTTGTGACAGATAACACGGCACTTATGGAATCACAGCCCGATTATATTGAGCAGTTGAAGAATTTGCCCGAAAAGCAAAAGCGAATGTTTCTATATGGCTTATGGGACGTGGCTGAGGGTATGTTTTTCGAGGATTTTAGGGTAGGCACAAAAGAGCAGCAGGCTACAGGCTTATACACTCACGTGATAGAACCTTTTGAAATTCCGCCTAATTGGACTATTTACCGTTCGTTTGACTGGGGATATCATAAGCCTTTTTCAGTTGGTTGGTGGGCAGTCGATTATGACGGTGTGCTGTATAGGATAATGGAATTATATGGCTGTGTGAAAAACGAAGCAAACGAGGGCTTGCAGTGGGACCCTCAGCAAGTTTTTCAAAGAGTAAAGGAAATTGAAACAACGCATAGGTGGCTGAAAGGTAAAAACATAATTGGCATTGCTGACCCTGCTATATGGCAAAAAACAACAGGTATCAGTATTTATGACGTGGCGGCAAGAAACGGTGTTTATTTCCAAAAGGGCGACAATAATCGAATCGCCGGTTGGCAGCAGGTTCATTATAGATTTACCTTTGCTGCTAACGGCAAGCCGAGAATGTATATATTCAACACGTGTAAAAATACAATTCGTACCTTGCCAACGCTTCAATATGACGAACACAAGGTTGAGGACCTTGACACAGACGGCGAGGATCATATTGCAGATGAAATCAGATATATGTGTAACAAGCTGCCGATTAAGCCGATAAAGAGTAAGCCGATTAAGGAGCTTGCTGACGACCCACTTAATCAGCGTGGCGAATACAGAAGTAGTATGAACAACTACGGAATTAAGATTTATTAAGGAGCAGAAAAAATGAGTAAGTACAAAAATCCTATGGACGAAAAAAACAATAAGGTTTTGAAAGAAACCGAGCAGCAGGCAGACAAGCCTGTGAATAAGGCTGACAGCTTTAATCAGGCAAATGGACTTGAAGTGCACAAAAGCGGCAAGGGTGGCGGCGAGCGATTAAAGGTAATCGGAGTTGAAGAAATTATCAAAGCACGTGAAACGCTGCAGAAATACAAGCAACAAAAGCAGTCGCTTGAAAGCAGAGTTGTAAACAACGAAGAGTGGTGGAAGATACATAATTGGGAGCAAATTAAGAAAAAGGACGCAGTAAAGGCAGATAGGGAAAATCCTAACGGTATTGAAACGCCCTCTTCATCAGCGTGGCTGTTCAATTCAATTACCAATAAAATTGCCGATTTTTCGGACAACTATCCAGAAGCAAATATAAGGGCAAGGACAGGCGGCGACGTGCCTGAAGCGGAAAGACTTAAGAATGTTATTCCTATGATTTTGAAGCGAAACAAGTTTTATAAAACGTACATTGCAGATATATCCGAAAAAAGCAAGAGTGGTACCGGCATAACATACGTAGGTTGGAATCCGAAAAAGGACGGCATAGGCGACGTTGAAATTCAAAATATAAATATTCTTTCAATCTTTTGGCAGGGCGGTATAACGAATATTCAAAAAAGCCGAAATGTATTTACTGTTGAGCTTGTTGATACAGACCTACTGAAAAAACAATATCCGAGTGAGGCTGAAAATATAACAAGCGACGGTGAAGTTGATTTAAAGCAGTATTTGTACGAAGACTATATCGATACGACCGATAAGAGCCTTGTTATTGATTGGTGGTATAAAAAGGACGGTAAGCTTCACTACTGCAAGTTCGTTAATAATGTTGTGCTGTTTGCAACCGAAAATGAGCCTGACGAATATCCGAACGGCTATTATGATGACGGTAATTATCCTTTTGTTTTTGATGTTATGTTTCCTATGCAGGGCACTATTGCAGGCTTCGGCTTTATTGACGTAGGCAAGCAACCGCAAGAGTACATTGACAAAATGGACGCAGGAATACTCCAAAATGTATTGATGAACTCAACGCCACGCTATTTTGAAAGACAGGACAGTGAGATAAACGAGGAAGAGTTCCTCGATTGGACGCAACCGTTTGTGAAAACAAATACAAACCTCGGTCAAGATGATTTAAGGGAAATAAACGTTAAAGGACTTGACAGCGCAGTATTTACTCAGCGTGACAGCAAGATTAACGAGATTAAAGAAACAACAGCTAACCGTGATGTATCAACAGGCGGTACAACAAGCGGTGTTACTGCTGCAAGCGCTATTTCTGCACTTATCGAAACAGGTTCAAAGGTAAGCAGAATGGCAATTAAGGGCACGTATGACGCTTTTGAAAATATAATCTACCTCATAATTGAGCGTATGAGACAGTTTTATGATTTGCCACGATATGTAAGGATAACAGGTGACGACGGCACCGACGATTTTGATACATACGATAACAGCAATTTGAAATTGCAGGAAAGGCAGACACTTCAAGGCGATACGGCGCAATATCTGCCTGAGTTTGATATTGAGGTGGCGGCGCAAAAGGCTTCACCGTACAGCAAGGCGGCACAAAACGAACTTGCACTGCAACTTTACAGCGCAGGGTTTTTCAATCCGCAGAATACAGACCAATCACTTGCTTGCCTTAATATTATGGATTTCGACCACAAGAGCGACGTTATAAATCAAATTAAGAAAAACGGCACTTTGCTTGACGCTTTACAGCAGGCACAAATGCAATTGCAACAATTGCAGCAGGAAAACGAAAAGCTTAAGGTAATGTGCGATTTGAACATTGACAACAGCAACCTTACAGGAATGAAAGGAAAGCAGCAGGGCAGCAGTCCTGATGTGGCGCAGGCTTCAACAAGCGGCAGCGCAAATATGGAAAGCACAAAACCTGAGGGAATGCAAAGCGTAAGCACCGGGGAAAAAGGCTCACTTGCCGAGCAGGCGGCGCAAAAGGCTAATGAATCGGCACAGCCGAGATAGGAGAGTAAAGAATAATGGTTGAGATTACATACAGAGAGATAAGAAACGGCTTTGAATTAAAGGCTGAGGGACATTGCAGATATGCCGAAAAAGGTAAGGACATAGCTTGCGCCGGTGTTTCTACTCTTATTGTTGCACTTGCAAAAACGCTTGAAGAAAACGAAAACAAACTGAAAATACCAGCACTTATTATTGTTGAGGACGGATATGCGCTTATATGTGCTTATCCGAAAAAGCGATATTATAAAGAGATTGCAAGCACGTTTGAAACGGTGAAGCAGGGCATTAGCTGGCTTTCGGAAGAGTTTGAAAAAAATGTAAAAAAGTTATTTTGAGGGTGTGACATTGAAATAACGCCCTTAGGTATAATGAGGATAAAGAGCCGTGGGCTTAACCCACAGATTACAGATTCGCTGACTTAATCAGCAGGGAGCATTATTATGCAGAAATATCATATTCAGTTATTTGCCGACGGTGCGGCTACTGCAGGAGCTGACGGAGTAGGTACAACGGCTGAGGGTACGGTTGATACCAAAGCTGACGGTGCGACAGGCACACAAGACGCTAAGGAAGAAAGCTTTGACGATTTAATCAAGGGCAGATTCAAGCAAGATTATCAAGCTAAATTTGATAAGGCGCTTAACAAGCGTATGAGCAAAGCAAATGCGCAAATTCAAGAGGGTATAGATTTCAGAAACAAGCTTACCCCGGCACTTGAAAAATTCGCCGCTAAATACGGAATTAAAGATTCGACGGATATTGATTCGATTGTATCGGCTATCGACAACGACAATTCGATTTATGAAGAAATCGCAACCGAGAGAGGCGTTACGGTTGAGCAGGCTAAGGAGCTTATGCAGGCTGAGAGAATCATCAGGCGAGATGAAATCAGACAGCAGCAGGACGCTCAAAGAGCAGCTTTTCAAAATCAATATAACGCTTGGGTTAATGAAGCTGAAGCTCTTAAGGAATATTATCCAAATTTCGATTTTGAGCAGGAAAGCAGCAATGATGAATTTCGTAATTGGCTTAACAAAGGTATGAGCGTTAAGGACGCTTATGAGTTCGTCCACCGAGAAGAACTTAAGGGCGCTGCTATGGGCTACGCATACAATCAAAGCCGACAGGATATCGCCGACACAATGAGGGCTAATGCAAACCGTCCGATTGAAAACGGAACGTCACAGCAGCAGGCCACTAATTACAGCGGAATGTCTTTTGATAAGTTAAATCAAAAGCAAATCAAAGAATTAATGAACGCTGCAAGTATGGGCGAAAAAATTGACGAAAATAATTTTATGAAATATTTGTCAAAATAATATGTAATTCGCTCTTACTTTCAGCAGAAAGGGAGCATTATGAATATTATTAAATCATTAAAAAGCGCAAGTATCAGCGCAAAGAAATACAGCGCACAGCTTTTTGCTGACGCTGTACTTAACACAACCGGCGACAGCGATTTGTCACCGGGTATGAAAATCTTTTATGACACCGCATTGCTTAAAAATGTGGGCAGTCAAACATATTTTGCACAGTTTGGTAAGCAGCAGCCATTGCCGAAGCACAGAGGTAAAAAGGCTGAGTGGCGTAAATGGAATACATTTACCGTTTCAACTGTTCCGCTTCAGGAAGGTATTACACCTACAGGTGACAAGCTCGGACAGACAAGTATTGAAGCGGAAGTTCATCAGTATGGCCGTTATGCTTACGTAACAGATGTACTTAAGCTTGCACACATTGATGATGTAATAGGCGATGCTACAGAGTTATTTGGTGACCTTGCGGCACAGACAATGGATATTGTTACACGTAACTCTGTTATGACTGAGGCTGTTAAGAATGTGCTTTTCCCGAGGAAGAGCGACGGAACGGCAGTTGCTTCACGTGATAAGCTTGATAAAACTTGTCAGCTTACACCGAGAGTTATCAATAAGGCTGTTGCAATTCTTAAGAAGAATAAGGCGCCTAAAATCAACGGCTCATATATCGGTATTATTCATCCGTCTGTTTCTTTCGATTTAAGGGATAGCGACGGTTGGAAGGAAGCACACAAGTATTCTGCAACAAAAGAAATCTTTAACGGCGAAATCGGTGAGCTTCACGGTGTACGCTTTGTCGAAAGCGATAATGCTAAGGTGTATACCGATAATTGCCCGGTAGGCTACAGCGTATATTCAACTCTTGTTTTCGGTAAGGACGCTTGGGGCGTTGTTAAGCCTGACGGCGCAAGCCTTAAGATGATTGTTAAGCAGGTCGGTTCAAGCGGCGCAAGCGACCCACTTGAACAGAGAGGCTCGGTAGGCTTTAAGTTTTCTACCGCTTCTGCTGTGCTATATCCTACACGACTTCTCAGCATTGAAACTGTTTCGGCAGAGTTTGCAAATGATGATGAAGCTAACTAATAAAGGAGCGTGAATATTATGGCAAAAAGTAAAGCAGCCGCAGAAAATGCGGCGATTGAAGAAACCGCAGTTGTTGAAGGAACAACAGCAAAAACATATACACAGGAAGAGCTTGACGCTATTCTTGCCGAAAAGCTTAAAAAACAGAATGAGACCATAGAGGCCTTGCAGGAAAAGCCTGAATTTATACAGGATAACCCTGAGGGCGAGGAAATGGAAATCATTAAAATTCCTATGTATCTTGGACCTAATGACGACCCAAGGGGTGAATATGTTGCAGTAAACGGTGTGGCAATGTTCGTCCCACGTGGCAAGGTTTGCAAAATCAAGAAGAAATATGCCGACAGACTTAAAATGAGCCTTAATCTCAGAGAGGTTGAGCATTCATATATAAGAGCTAACGAAGGAACTAAAGAGGTAACGCTTTAACTCTTTGTTGTAATTTTAAAGGGCAGGGAGAAATCCTTGCCCTTTGCTATTTGAGGTGAAAGAAATATGAAAACTACAATTGGCGAGGTATTAAGCTATTTTGACAATCAAGTGCCTAATCAGTATTCAGACGAGGAAAAGATAAGGTGGCTAAACGAGATAGAAGCACAGATTTACAACGATATCATAAAAACACATAAGGACGCTGACAAAATTGCATTTAACGGCTACACAGCCGATACAGATATAAATACACAAATGATAGTGCCGCTCGAATACAGCGAGTTATATAGATTTTGGCTTGAAAAGAGTGTTCACTATGCTAACGGCGAAATTGACAGAATGAATAACGCTATGACAATGTTTCAAAGCTATTATGACAATTTCTATGCTGCATATAACCGAGCGCACAGACCTATAGGTGTGCACGGCTACAGATTATAAGGGGGCGAAAATATGAAATTACCGCAGTCGCTTAATGCGTATAACGTCACGAAAGAAAATATTGAAGAATTTAAGGGCTTAGACCATAACGAGCGAGCGCAAAACGGTGCTTGGTATGATATGGAAAATATGACGCTCGATGATTACCCGGTTGCAAGCGTAAGAAATAAGCGTGGTATTGTGACGAGTGATTATGAAAACACGATATCAAATAATGATTTAACTATTCAAACACGCAGAGGTGCTTTTGACGCCGCTATTGTTAATGGCAAGGTTTCTCTATTACAAAACTGTGCAATGCAGCATGGCAGTACAGTTACTGCTGAAGGGCAGATTTTAAAGGATACACAAAACGCAGTATATTCATTTGCCAAAAGCGATATTGAAGGTACTATTACATATCAAAACAATTTGCTTAAGGAGTTTCAGGATAAGTGGTGTTTCTATGGCAGAGGTGAGCCGATATGCAACATAAACGGACGTTGGTATGAATACCGAACGAAAGACAGCATTTCCGCAAATGATATTTGCCTCGGTGCAATCATAACCACTACTGACGACGGAGCACCGTGGACGTTTCCTATGCTTGTTTCTAAAAAGGAAAGTGCAATAAAAATATATTATAACGACGCCTTTTTCGGTGAACAGATTAATTGGAACGAAACGTTTAAGGATTGCACGTATATAAAAGAATATACAGATAGACACGGCGAAAAGTGGTATGTAAGCCAAAACTCCGCCGCTTTTAATTTAGGTGAGAACGAAGATAATATAAAGACTTTATGCTGCGGCAAGGCTCAGTATTTAGGCATATTCAACGATTGGAAGAGCGCCGCACAGACTATTATTGACATATACAATGATGAATCAAGTGTGGAATCACAGCATTATTTTTATGTGACCGGGCTTAAAAAGGTAGTTGACAATCCGATACACGCTTTTACGGACGATGATTATAAATACTTGGATATAAAAAACAGAGTAAGTAAGTCTAAGCTTTATATGCAATTTAACGACTATCAAGACTATTATCTTTCAGAAGACCAAATCACTAATTTTTCTGAAATGTTATTAAGCAAATGGGAAAAAGCAAACAGAATGCTTTATTGCAACGATATAACGGAACTTTATCCTTATGTTGAAGAGGCTACCAATGAATATTACGAAGCATATCAAGGCGATTATGTCAAGAAAAAGGGTTTTCAAGATTTTTATTATTCTGATAAAAACGGTGTTATCCATAAAGCTAATGAAAGAAAATTCGGCTGTTACGTTTTAAATAAACAGTATGTGGAGAGTAAATATGACATTGAAATAGTATTTGCAATAATTTTTTATAAAGAAGGCAATTTGTGGAAACATAAAATGCCCGAAAATGTCGCCGTTCCGCATTATAAGCTTATTGCTAATACAACACCGTTGCAATTTAGCTATGTGGTTGATTTATCAGGCATTGAAAAGGACGCAAACGGATATGATGTGCCGAAAAGGGGCTGGCAATTTAAATATAACCTTATTTGCGAATTTTCATCAAACATAAAAAGCGTACTCAGTGAGGATAACAGTTGGGTTGATATAGAGGGCGAGTTGTTTTCAAAAAAAGAAAACATTGAAATTATAAAAAATAAAAATGTTTATAATTTCAACACTTCTGTAATTAATCTGGATTTGGTATGCAAGCAACAAAAAGCACCGTCTGTTACCAATGTTAAAATGAGCGGTTCTACGATAGCAGATACTCGGAACATTAAGAATATTAAAACGCTTAAGAGCGCAAATTACGGCGAGAAAAAAGCATTAATTAAGTGCGGTACTAAGATACTTGTGGTCCCGGACGGAGTGATTATAGATACCGACAGCGGCAAGGTAAGCAAGATTGCATACAAGGATACGTTTTCTGTCAATAAAGAAAATAAAATATCCTCTGTTTTATGCACATGCGACGGTGACGAAAACACTTTTAATGCAAACATTTACAGCATTAATTCAAATTCCAATTATCGAATAGTAAGCGGAACGCTTCAAAAGAAAGTCAAGCTTAATGACAACAGTACATTATGGACCGATATATCAAGTTATGTAAGCTTTTATTATAATGAGGCGGAACGCTTCGATAAATTCAGTAAGGGCGATAATGTCGAATTCAGTATTAAGTTTAGTGATGATTGTCAACTTGACTTAACTAAATTCAAAAAAGGCCTTTTTGAATATGACAGTGCAACAAGGAAATTGAAAACTAATAACTACAGAATAAACAAGGTGGGTAATAATTTCATTGATTTTTCTGCACCGCTTATTAATTATGAAAAAAATGAAAACGAATGGCTGACAGGATTTACTAATAACGATACGGAATTTGATATTACCATTGAAAAGAAATTTCCTGATGTTATGCCGTTTGGCTGTTTATGCGGTAACAGAGTATGGCTGTGCCAAAAAGACGGCCACGAGATATATGCCTCAACTCTCGGCGATTATACTAATTATTATGACTTTTCAGGGCTTAACAGCGACAGTTGGGCGGCTAATGTCGGAAGTGACGGAAAATTTACAGGAATAGTTAATTATCTCGGAAACGTACTCGTTTTTAAAGAGGATACGCTTTATATTGTGTACGGTTCGGCACCGAGTGAGTTTTCGTATACGGAAGTAAACAATTTTAAAGGTGTTGAAGAGGGCAGCGAGAGAAGCTTTGCGATTATTGATAATATTTTATATTACAAGAGCGTTTACGGCATTATTGCTTATGACGGAAGTACAACCGTTATTTCCTCGGCACTCGGCAGGGATAAATACAAGAACGCTGTGGCAGGCGCTTGGGGCAACAAATATTACGTGTCAATGCAAAACGTCAAAACCAATGAATATGAGCTTTTCTGTTACGACACTAAAAAGGGTATGTGGACTAAGGAAACGGAAGAAAAAATATCACGCTTTATAAATGACGGCAACACACTTTATTACGTTACAGATAAACAGGTGAAGATTGTTGACGCCGATAATGATTACAAGGTGCTTGAAGATAAAATCAATTGGAGCGTTGAGACAGGCGTTTACGGATATTCATATCCAAATCAAAAATATGTTTCACGCTTTCAACTAAGAATGTATTTGGCACAGGGTGCAAAGGCAAGATTTTATATTCAATATAACAGCTCAGGTAAATGGGAAAGCTGCGGCAGAGAAATAATAGGACGTGGCATTAATTCTTTTGTATTTCCTATCAGACCACGCAGGTGCGACCACATGAAATTCAAAATTGAGGGCGAGGGTGAATGTAAAATATACTCTCTTACAAAATGTTTAGAGGTAGGTGGCGAATTATGAAATTACCGATTATAAGTAAAATGAGCGCAACAGGCAATTTGCCTTACGTCGTGAATTATATTGAGCAGCTTGTTAATAAACTGCAGAGGTATATAGACAGCAACAGAGGTAATGCAAACGAGGCAAAATATGTAGTTGATATAGTTGCAACGGCTCATACGATTACCGTTAAATACAGCGACGAAACGACAAAAGAATATGAAATATAGGACGGTGAGGATATATGTCAAAGAAAACACCAAAATATAAGGCTAGAACGATTGATACGTCAGGATATAACAACGAACTGACTGCGGCACAAAATGCTCTTACGGCGATAGGCGATTTTAATTATAACGACAGCGCTGGATATAAAGAAAGGTCCGAAAACGCTTTTAATGCTTGGAATGACCTTTACAGCGGACAGGGAAAAGCAAACTTTGACGCTTCACAGCAAAAGCTTCAAACCACGGTTGATGATTTGTTCAATCAAATAATGAATTACGGCGATTTTAGTTACGACCAGGAAAAAGACCAACTTTTCCAAATATATAAGCAACAGTATTTATCGGCAGGTGCCGGCGCAATGAAAAATCAGCTTGCGGCAGCTTCTGCAAATACAGGCGGATATAACAACAGTTATGCTCAGCAATCAGCGCAGCAGGCATACAACAATACAATGAGCGGACTGAGCGATAAGGCAATTGAACTTAGAGCAAATGCTCTTACTAATTGGCAAAACGAATACAACCAAATACAAGACAGATATAACCTTGTAAGCAACCAAAAGGCGGCAGAGGAAAGCAGTTATTATAACAATCTTAATGCGGCAAATAATGCATATAACGTATTAAATACGGCGTATAAAGATGATTACAACAATCAATACGGCTTGTGGAGCGATAACAGGAATGCAGCGCAGACAAGAGTTAATAACGCACAGAGCCAGGTTAATTGGGCTAATGATTACAATGCTAATGAAATTAATAAAACAAATACGCTTAATCAGCAAGCAACCCAGGCAGACCAACAGCTTTCCGAAACAAGACGTCATAATAATAAAATGGAAACAATTGCTAAGAAAAAATCACGAGGAAAGTAGGTGTAATTATGGCTATATCAAACAACACAAGAAGCAAATACGAGCAATATAATACTCCTTATGCCGAAACAGAGGAGCAAAAGCGACAGAGAGAGGCTGCTCAACAGTTGGCGTATTCTCAGCCGAATAATGCACCGAATAATTACGCACAGCAAATGCAAGAAATGTATAACAGAGTTGCAAGCAAAGGCGCTTTTTCCTATGACAAAGCAAATGACAAAGCGTATCAGCAGTGGGCGGAACTATATCGGCAGCTTGGCGGTTTATCCACGGCGGCAACACAGCAAGCGGCGGAGAATTTAACGGCAGGATATGGCTCAACATACGCACCACAGATTGCCGCTCAAACGGATAATGCGTATCAGGCAAATGTTGACGCCGCTTTGCCTGCGTTTTATCAGCAAGCCCAGGAAGAATGGTACGCACAAAAGCAAAACGATTTGGCGGCATATCAGGCGGCTATTGAGGGATATAAAAATAATGAAAACAGCAATGTAAACCGCAACAATGCCTGGGCTGATATCGCCGGTGCTGCAGCAGGCAGGTCGAATCAGGAGAACGCTAATGCCATTAATCAATATACGGATAACAGAGACTTTTGGCTTGACCAATATTGGAAAGAGCAAAACGCAGCAAATGAAGCCGCAGAAACAAACAGTGAGCGCTATTGGAACGATAACAGCCTTAAAGAAAACAGCAGACAATTTAAGGCTCAGCTTAAGGAAGATACGAAACAAAATAAGCGAGATGAATATTGGTCTATGAACGAGGTTAATGTTTCTATCGCTGCCGACAAAGCGGACAGCTACCGTGAAAAAAAGGATAACAAGGGAATGAAAGCATATCTAAAAGCCCAGGTTAAGAAAGGTAACATTACTCAGTATCAGGCAGACGCTATTTACAAGCAATACAAATATACTCCACCTAAGAGCAGCGGTGGCTCAGGCGGCAGGCGGTCAAGCGGCAAGTCGGGTTATTCCTATATTGCTAATGATAAATCGGAATATAGCAGAGATACTGCTTCAATTCCAAAAGATTTAGATTCAAAGGCAAAGCAAAAACAAGAAAAGCTTAAAATTCCTAATGGTATGTTACAACAAATAGGCAGTAATTCAACTGACTATGGCAGAGTAAATGCAATTAAATCGTTAAAGGATAAAAAGGTAATAAACGATAAACAAGAGGCGTGGCTTTTAGACCACTATAATCTTATGTAAGGAGAAAACAATGGCTGTTGATTATGAAAAATTAAGAAAAAAAGCTAAAAAGCGTGATGAAGAAAAGCAGAAAAAGGACGCATACGAATACTCTCGTTCTATGTATGAGGGCGCAAAGAAGAATCGTAGCAATGTATCTGCAAATACGTATAAGCTTTATTATGATGATTATATTAAAAACACTAAAGCCTATAAAAACGAGCAAAAGAAAGGAATTAATGACGAGAGAAAAAGCCAGCTTAAGGCTGTATTAAATATGATTAATCCTCTTGACAGCGTTTCCGCTTCCGAGGCAAGAAAAAATTATAAATCTGCTCAAAAGGAAAAAGAGAAAAAGCAGAGCGCATACGATAAGCTTAAGGAAGAGTATGAGGCATTAAACGGCAGTAAGCAAAAGAAAAATTTACTTATGAGTGAAATAGGCAAAGTCGGCGAGACTTTGTACGGAAATCCGTATGACGCTGAGCGAAAAAATGAAGTCAAGCAGATTTATTATAAATCTAAGCAAGAGGCTTATGAGCAACAGGCATACGACGCTGACATTAAGCAAAAAGCAAAAGAAGAAACGGCAGCTAAAAACAAGAACGCTTTAAGCAAAGATAATGAAATATCAAAAAAAGCAGAGCAGGCATACAGATATAGAAATGCAATTGCCGAGAAAAGCAAGGCTTCGGGTGCTGATGATATGAGCAGTGCTATGCTTAATGCTATGGGTGTAGGCTCAAAGGGTCAAAATGACGTTGACTATAGCAAAAAATATAATGATTCACTCAAAGAACTTCAAAGCCTTATTAACAAGAAAGGATATAAAGATATCAAGGCAGAGGACTTGATTGATTATTATATTGCTAATAAAAACAGCGAGCAGCAGGCAAAGGTTATAAAAGGCGCTGAAAAAGCGGCGCAAGAGCACCCGGTTATAATGCAGGCGGCAAGAACGCTTACTTCCCCTTTAAGAGCGCAGGCGAATATAGCAAATACCATTGATATGGCGGTGAACGGTAAAAGCAGTATTAACGGCACGGCTGACTTTATAACGAATGCGGCGTACGGCACACGAAAAGGACTTGAAGATAAGGCGGCAAATGACGGACTTATCAATCTTGCCGGAAAGAAAATAGGCCCTATAAGTGTCAATAAGAATAACGAAATTGAAATTCTCGGCAACAATATGGGTAATGTTAATGCAGCGCTATATGATAACATAGACCAAATGGCAGAGAATGTTTACAATTCATTACTTTTTGGCGGCGGAATAACAGGCGGTATTACCGCTTCGGGTAAGGCGGAAAAGGCAAAACAAGCTCTTATTAACGGCGTATTCAGTACGGCGGCTATGGGTGATGATATGTCTTCACAGCTTGAAAGCGGAAGTTCTTCAGGCGAAACGATTAAAAGCAGCGTAAAAAGCGCATTAATTAATTTTCTTACCGAAATGGTTGGTGCTCCGCTTGAATGGGCGGACGTAAAAGGCAGCAGCACATTCGGTAAAATTCTTGTGAGCGGACTTAATGAGGGCACAGAAGAAATTATCGGTAATGTTGTTGACAGAACGTACGACCAAATTACGCAGGGACAATTAAGCGAGCTTTCGCAACTTAAAAGAAGTTATCTTGAACAAGGTTTGAGCGAACAAGAGGCAGACAAAGAGGTTGTTAAGTCTATGCTTGCCGAGGATATCTTCGCCGCCTTGCAGGCAGGCTTTGCCGGTGCTGTTATGTCAGGTAGTGAAATTGCGCCGAACAGCATTATTGAAAACGTGCAAAACAATATCGATAATAAAAAGCTCGGCGCAGAAGCAAAAGCGCAAAGCAACAGCGATATTCAGGCGATTATAGACGAAGGGCTTTCAAAGAATAAAAACAGCAAGGCATATAAGTATGCCGAGGAATTGCAGGCAAAGGTTAAGACAAGTCAAGCAAACGGTGATGTACTTGCCGGCGCTTCTATTTATGATGAAGCTGATTACAGTAAGATTAATGAAAAAAGGCTCGGACAGCTTCAGACAGAGATAGTGAAAGAGGGTTTCAAGGAAAACATTGCCACGGCAATTGAGGGCGAAAAAAACGAGGACAGAATAAATAAGGCCATAAGCAAAATGGTTAATGGCTTTGAATTGAGCCGATATGATGTCAAGGTGATTAAGGATAGTGAAAAAGCTATTAATGCCATAAATGAACAGTTTGGCTCAAACTTTACCGAAAAAGATATCAGCAACGATTCACTTGAAGCATTGTCGGCTAAGCTTAAGAACGGCTATACAGATTATAGTTTCACTTATGGCGGATACAGCGAGTATCAGCAAAGGGCAGAGAACGCTCAAAATGCCGTTTTAGAGGAAAACACACCAAATGTATCGGGATATACACAAAAGCCTGTAGAGACGTTCACAGCAGAGCAACAGAGTGACAATCCTAAATATAATGTTAATGCTGTTGCTGTTACATCAAACGGAAATCAAGCGGCGGTAAAAATCTATGGCAAGCACCCATTCGAGGTCAGCGCCGACCGCAGTAATTTCAAAGTTAAAACCTCAGCCGGCGATATAGATTACAACAATATTTCGTTCGAAAATCAAACGCAGCAGGTCCTTACAAATGAAATTATAAATAAAAACTTCGGTAACTCCGGGGCAAATGCCGTTTATGTCAATTTTGACCCGAATAATTTAAAGGGCGCAAGTGTGAGTACGTATGTATCTCAGGCCAAAATGCTTTATGATTTGGGCGTTGCAAAGCCTGATGTGCCGTTTAATGAATTCGTTATGAGAAACCCGGCTTTTTATCCTGCCGTTAAATTCCTCGGCGATAAGGCGATTAATATTTACCGTTCGGGACAAACAGACGCTAAAAGCTATGACGCTTATATCGAGGAGCAGAGAAAAAATAAAAAATCACCTACAAAAGCCACAAGGCATATTGAAGGTGAATACAAGAATATTTCTGACAGCGACAGCCTTATTGATGATGTCTTTACCGAGGTTGCAAGGAAAACAAGAGTGGATATTGAAAGACACTCCGACGGCAGACAGGGCGGAAACGGTCAGTTTATTCCGTCACTTGCTAAAATTATCATTAATGCAGACGGCAGCGGTGAGTATAATGCACTTATTCACGAGCTTGGAGAGTTTGGACTTGCTTATAATGAGCAGGAATACAAAAACGTGCAGTCTGCTATTCGTGATTGGTATGTCAGCTACAAGGGCGCAGATAATTTTAATGCCCTTGTTGACGCTTATATCGATACATATACTAAGGCTGAGGGGTCAAAGACAAGAGCCGAGGCAATAGACGAGCTTACCAACGACGCTGTATCAGGTCTTTTCTCTACAGATGAGGGCGTTGAGCAGTTTGCAAAGTGGCTTAGTGACAACAAAACCGAGGCTGAAAAGAAAAGCATTATTGAAACAATCGCAGATTTCCTTAAGTCTGTTATTGAGAAAATTAAAAGTGTGATTGCTACTTCTAATTTGCAGACGGCTGCAAAGGACGCTATGGAAATGGAGCAAAAGAGAGCCAACCATATCCGCAAGCAGTTTCTCAATATGCTTGATAATGCAAGCAATAATCTTTATAACGGTACTGAGGTTGAGGAAAACACTAAAAATTCCGTGACACTCGGTAAATTTGCTGATGTTGATATTAACTCTAATGAAAAATTAGACAAGTATGGTATACCAAATACAGCAAGAACCCTTAATGATTTTGTTAATGTTCAAAAAAGAGTTATATCAACTCTTGATAACGATAACTTTTTCAATCAAAGCAATAAAAATATTGTAGTAAATGCCGATACGGATATTGTAGTTTCAATAACAAAAGACGGAATTAGGGAAACTTTATCAACTGAAAAACGATATTTTTCTTTGCCGAGAAAAATTAAAACTGCAAAAATTGCCGTTATTGATAATTTACCGGATATGATTAGATATGCAGAGGTGGTTAACGAAAATGAAAAAAACTACCACTCAAAAAAGGGTAGCTCATTTTTGGTTTTAAGTCATCCGGCAATAGTTGACGGCGAAAATTATAATGTGGAAATAAAAATAAAGAAAACTCCTGTTGAAAATAAGTTTTATATTCATAATTTGAATTTGCAAAATAAAAACGAGACAGTCGCATTGAACGCAAAGGATAAAATACCCAGAGGTTATAATAACGACGAACTGTCTCGCACAGATAATATAGCAAATAATGCTTCAAATGTCAATAATAATGAAACAAAATTTTCACTTGATGTTGACAGATTCTCAAACGATTTAAGAAACGCTCAATTATATCAATACGACGGTTATGAATATTTTTCCAAAGCAAAGGAACTTTATCAACGGTATCAGAGCGGAATTGCAAATAAAAATAATTTTTATGTTAATACTTTGGCAGATTTCAAAGAAATTTCAAAAAGACCAAAGGGCAAGCCGGATTATGTGAGCTATTATTTCGATAAGACCGGCAAACGTAAGATTTCAAGTGAATATTGGTACAATGAAAACGGAGTTGTCAGAGGAAGCGACCATTGGGGTGAGGGAATATCAAGCTGCGATTGGTATCTTGACGGCAAAGCACGAAAAGGATATAAACGTTATGGTGAAGCAAAGTGGGAAGAATTTACTTTGCAAACAAAAACGGTGCAGTATGACGGTAAAGAGTTTTTGACTGCATTTGATAATTCTTATGGCAAAAATTCTTTGGGTAAACCAATTTATAAAATTGGTGATGATTATATTAATTATGACAAATACTTAAAGAAATATACAAAAGTGGAAAACGTTGATATTCCGGGTACCGATACAAAATTTTCACTTGATATACCTATCGAGGAAACAAAGGAACTTGTTGCAATTCATAATACTACCGAAAGCAAACTGCTCAGTGCATTGGAACTTGGTGGTTTACCAAGTCCGTCGATAGCAATAATGAAAGCACAAAATATCAGCGCAAATAATGAATTTGGCGATATTTCACTTGTTTTTGATAAAAAGACTATTGACCCACAAGAAAGTAATGCAAATAAGGTTTATTCTTCTGACGCTTATACTCCGATATCGGTTAAAGCCGAACACAAACTTAATGAAAAGAAAGCATGGGATTTATATAGCAAAATAAACAATCTTGTAAAGCAAAAACTTGCATATAAGCCTAATGCTTCATTATTTCATCCTGATAATTTCAAAGACCAAGTTGACAGCGCAGGAAGTATTGCCGAATTAGTTAATAAGTATAAAAATGATTATGCTTTTAAGGAATTATATTTGGCAGACAAGTCTGAGCCGATTAGAGATATTGTTCAAAGAGAAAAGAAAACAACTCTTACAAGCGAAGATACTGACGTTTTCGATTTCCTTAATGATAATATAAAAGATACGCTTCAGGAAATTGAGAACAAACCGTTGCTTCCGAGCAGATTATGGGTTGAAAAATACGATAGCAAGATAAAGCAATCAATCGCCGATTATTATAAATCCTTAATTCCCGGTATAAGTGATGAGAACATAGATAACATTTTCAACAATTCGGATGAAATTAAGACGGCGTTTCAAAGAAAAGCTTTTGTGAAAAAGGCTATTGATTATTTGAAAAACGGAGCTGAAAAAATTGAACTCGTTTCAGATGATGAGGCAACACATAATCTTATTGATAATAAAATTAATCAAAAGGAATATGAAAGCTGGCTTAATGATTTATTTGACGGTGTTGTAGAGAAAAAGGGTATTTGGAAAGGCAATGACCCTTTTACCGAATCCGGTAATCGAAAGAATTGGGAAAGTCTGTATTGGGATTATAACCTTGAAAATATCGTTAAGGCAATGAATAATCAAAATGCTCAGGGCGGTAATTTTCTCGTCAGCAATATAATCGGTGGCTCGGCAAAGAAATATAACAATCTTGATGAAGTGAGAAATGATAAATCACGACTTCAAAATATTAATGATGAAGAATACAATCAAATACGTAATAATCTTTATAAAAGATTTCAAGAAATTGCCCAAAGTATGACAAAGAACGATAACCCATTTGCTGTGGCTGATATTATCGTTGACGGCGTTGCAAAAACAGAAACAAAATCAGGGCTTGCAAATTATTTGAAAACCGAGCTTAAAGGCTGGGCTAATTACAGTGATATGGCGGTTGATGATATTTGGACCCTTGTTAATGATATTCGTGCATTGCCAACGAGTTATTTTGAAGCAAAACCGCAAAGAGCCGTTTATTTTAACGAAGTATATACTGCTGTTATTCCTGACAATGCAAGTCAAAAGTTGAAAAATGCATTAAAAAATGCAGGCGTTTCTTATGCAGAATATAAAGCAAATAACGAGCAGAGCCGACTTGATGTTGTTAATTCGCTTGAAGATGTTAGATTTTCTCGTGATGTTAATATTGACGAGTTTGACGAAACAGAATATACTAATGTTAAGCTATCAAAAGCAAAGTATAATAAGCTTTATTCCGAGGCATTAACATGGGATTCGGATAAAGTTGGTAAAGTATGTCATAAGTATCTTAATAATGTTCATTATTATTATACTCTCGATGATAATTATAACTTAACAGTTATAAAAATAAAAAAATCAGAAAATATACATGAAAGAAAGGATGTAAATAATGTTAACATCGATAGAAGAGACATTAGTGGCGGACATGAAATATCTGAAAATTTCGACGGATATAATAATGGCAACATTAGATTCGCTGGAGACGGAAGAACAACAGCAAGTAATGTTAAACTCAATAAAGAGAAGATTCAACGAGAAGGGGACAGTGACGGAAGAAGACATATTAAAAATGATAATAATGATAACCTGTCAGAAGAAAAATACTCAAGAGATGTAGACTATGCCGAGTACGCAGAGCTTAAGCGTGAAAACAAGCACCTTAAGGAAATTAACGAGGTTTTAAAACACCAATTTGAGCTTACTAACGGCAGAGAGGTAAGCACAAACTCGTTATTAATTGCGGCAAGAAAAATCATTAAGCTTACGCCTACACGTATGACAGGCGTTGACGTGGCAAAGGAAATGAAAAGCTGGCACACGCTCGACACTTCTCAGCAATTCTTTAACGCTGCATACGACCTTGCAAACAAGCTTGTTGAAAACGAAAAGCAGATTAAGTATCAGCCTACGCAGGAAGAACAGGAAATGCTTGATTATTTGAAGAATACAGAAATTAAGCTATCCGATAAGCAAAAGGAAGAGGTTTCGTATTATTTCGGTACTTACGGCAAGTATAAGAATGCGGCAAGAGGAAAGATTAACATTACCGAAAATGGTATACCGCTTGACGATTTGGCTAATGAAATGGAAGAATTATTCGGCGGATTAATGCCGAGTGACAATTCGCAGGATATGCCGATTGCGCTTCTTGATATGGTTAATACTTATAAGGATAAGGTTATTGAAAACGATTACGGCTACAGCAAGGAAGAATATCTCGAAAGCCTTGCTAATGATATTCTTTCTTATTATTTCAAGACTAATCTTTATGAGACTAAGGCGGATAAAAACGAAAAGCGCTTTTTAAAAGCAAGGTCGAAATATGCTCAGCAAATAAGCAACTATCAAAAGCTACTCGCAGACGAAAAAGCAAAGCATAAAAAGGAATTTTCTGAATTTCGCAAAGAGCAGATAAAGAAAAATCAAGATTATAGGTCGAACTTATATAGAGATACAGTTGAGTATAAGGCTGAATATAGGCAAAAGCAGAAAGAAAAGCGTGAGCGCAGTCTGCTTTATAAGAGCTTTCAAAAAAGCACAATTAGACTTGCACAGCTTGCAAAGCAGGATAAGAAAAATCATATTCCTAATAATATTGTTGAAGCAGTTAAAGGAATAGTAAATGTTATATCATTTGGTACTAAGCTTGATGATAAAATATATTCAAAGCTTTATGCACTCGACCGCAGTTTTAAATCGCTGAATAATAATGACGATTACGAAAAGGTGACCGAAGCATATAACGGATATATCAAGAACTATATTGAACAGTTGCAAACAATGATTGGTGACAGGAATGCTAATCAATTGACACTTGACGAGCTTAAAATGGTGGATGACCTTGTGCGCACAACTGTTCAGGTGTGCAATAATGTTAATAAGATATTCTATTCCGAAAGAAATAAAACTATCGAACAGAGTGTTTCTAAGGTTGAGGAAGAACTTAAACAAGTAAATGCAAAGTATAAGATAGACAAGGGTATTATTGATTCAATTAAATACGGCTCTATGAAACCGGAATACTTTTTTGAATATCTTGGCAGTGATGAATTATTAAGGCTATATCGTGATGTCAGAAAAGGTGAGGACACATGGGCAGTTACAATAGACAACAGCAAAAATTACGCTGATGATGTCAGAGAAAAATACGATTGGAAAAGCTGGGACAGGAAGAAACGTTATGATATAACAACTTCATTAGGTGACAAGCTTAATTTAAACCTTGAACAGCTAATGGCGATATATGCAATGAGCAATCGAAAGCAAACGCTTAATCATATTATCCATGGCGGTATTGTAGTGACTGATAAGCCTAAAAGTGCTATCCAAACGCTTAAGGATAAAAGCTCAAAGTGGAATGACAGTTTAACTCACAGGCTCAGTTATTCGGATATATCAAAAATCAGGTCAATGCTAAGCGACGAACAAAGGAATTATGTTCGGGATATGGTTAAATATCTTTCAACCGATATGGCGGAAAAGGGCAACGAGATATCAAGACGGCTATATGACGTTGAACTTTTTAAGGAAGAAAATTATTATCCTGCACGTACCGCTAAAAACTACATGCACAGAAGCAGTATGGAAACTATTGGCGCAAAAAAAATCATTAATTCAGGCTTTACTAATGCGATTGTTGAAAAAGCAAAAAATCCGCTTTTGCTTGAAGAATTTGACAACGTGTGGGCGAGCCACGTTGATGAAATGGCAAGCTATAATGCCTTTGCTTTGCCGCTTGAAAATTTCGACCGGGTTTATAATTATCATTCGAGCAACGGCGACGAGTTTAGTTCTATCAGAACTTTGGTGGAAAATGCATACGGCAAAAAGGCAACAGGATATATAAGCGATTTGCTTGAGGACCTTAACGGCGGTGTCGTGCATGAAGCAGGCTCGGATATCGTTGATAAACTTACAAGTATGTTCAAGAAAAATGCTGTTTTTGCTTCTGCTTCCGTTGCAATTCAGCAGCCTTCGGCAATAGGCAGAGCGTTATCAATCATTGATACCAAATATTTCGCAAAAACTACATTTACGAAGCGCAGTTATGACGAAATAAAGAAATATGCCCCTGTTGCTATCATTAAGGAAATGGGATATTTCGATACCAATATGGCTCAAAGCACAGTTGATTACCTTAATAATATTGATTATAAGGGTAGGGAAAAGATTGCGGCATTTTTTAAGGACGGAGCGTTTCGTGATGAGGTATTTGGATATACAGCTTCCAAGGCTGATGAAATAACCTGGTCTCACATTTGGAATGCCTGCAAGGCGGAAGCAAAGGACAAATATCCTAATTTATCAACAGAGGAAAGTTTGCAAAAGGCAGGCGAACGCTTCACTGAGGTTATAACAAAAACACAGGTATATGATTCTGTATTTTCACGTTCGGCTTTAATGAGAAGTAAAAACGGAGCCGTTAAAATGGCGACTGCATTTATGGCAGAGCCTACGACTTCCCTTAACATGCTTTTCAATGCAGCCGTTCAGGCAAAGCGTGGAAAGTTTAGCAAGGGAAAAGCTACGAGAATTGTTGCTTCACTCGTTATTGCAAGTGTTATAAACGCTCTTCTTCAATCAATTGTAACCGCCGCACGTAATGATGATGACGATAAAACGTATGCTGAAAAATATATTGCTGAGCTTATTCCTAATTTTATTGACAATGCTAACCCTGTTAATCAAATAGCCTTTCTTAAAGACGCTATATCTGTATTCCAAGGCTATGATGTGACAAGGGCAGATATGTCGGTGTTTAGTGATTTGTATAATTCAATTCACAATCTGAATAGTGACAATCTTACTTATACACAAAAAATCGAAAGTCTTGCCGGCTCGATTGGCGCATTTTTCGGCTTGCCGATAAAAAACGTAATTCGTGATATTAACAGCGTGGAAAATGTCATCAAAGGTGCAAAGAACGGAAACAGTTTCAATCCTTCAATGGCAAAAGAAGCTACACAATCGGAAATTAAAGAGGCTTTACTTACTGATGATGTGCTTGCTGTATTCGGCCTTGACCTATTTCCCGAAAAGGATAAGCAACAAATGATATATGAGGCAATTATGGACGGCAACAATGACATGTATAAGCGCATTGCCGATAATGTTTCTAATCCCGATAATTATATCAAGAAGGGATTGATAGAAAATGACGAGCGAGTTGCTACAGCAGGCCTTGCATATCTTGACGGAGATATTGGCACGGCAATTAATACCGCTAAAGAGCTTGAAAGCGACGGCTTTGACTACGAGCTTGCCTATAAAGCAATTAAAGCCTATTCTTCCGAAATTCAAAAGGCAGCAGGATATAAGGCAGACAGCGACGACAAAAAATATAAGCAATCGCTTGAAACGCTTATATCAAGCGGAACGGATAAGGAAACTGTTGAAAAAGCAATTGATACGGTCGAGATTGACGAGGAGCAGGACAGTAAAGACAGTAAGCTTTATAACAAGACTGACTTGATAAACGCTTTAAACAGCGGTGATAAATCGGTTTTGAAAACTGTCATTGACGGCAATATTGCAACCGATATAAGCAACGGCAAGACAAAGACAGAGGCTGAAAAAAGCATAAAATCATCATTAAAGAGTGCTTTTAAGGAAGAATATTTAGCTGCGGATAATTCAAAACGCAGTCAAATTAAAACTAAACTTAAATCAACAGGCTATTTTGATGACGAGGATTTTACAAATTGGGAAGCGTCGTCTTATAATACCGAGGCAATGGTTGAAGCGTTTAAGTCAAACGATACCAAGAACATTCGTAATTATGTTGATAACAGAATTAAGGCTAAAGTTGCTAACGGTATGACGCAGGATAATGCCGTTTTTGGTATCAGAACTTCTATTACCAATCAATATAAAGCGAAATTCATTAATGGTAATGCTGATGAAAAAGCTAAGATAATTACTATAATGACGAAAACAGGATTGTATGGTAATAGAACGGATGTTATTAATTATATAAATAAATATTGGCTCAAATAATTAACGGCGAGGGTGTGACAAACACCCTCGTTCTTTTTGTATAATTATTTCAAGAGGTGATTATATGGAAAAACAAGTTTATCGAAAATCTCTTGATTTGCAGAAAAACGGCGCACAATGGAGCATAGACGTTAAGCAAAATGATGTTAATTCAAGAAGGATAGTTATATCCCTTATCGACGGCGGAAAAGCCTTTATACTTGGCGGTGATATGATTGCTACAATATATGGCAAAAAGACTGACGGTAATGTGATTTATAAGGATTGCGCTATCGAAAACGGAATGGTTATTGTTGACGTCGAAAAGCAACTTATTACGGTAGCAGGTACTGTTGAGTGTGAATTGAGGATATACGATTCAAATGCAGCAGGCGCTCAGCTTTTAACTACACCTAGATTTTGTATTGAGGTGTATGACGTGTTAAGCGATGAAAATAGGATAACCTCAACGTCTGATTATTCGGCGCTTGCGAACGAAACGGTTAAATCACAAGAGGCCACTAAGCGAGCTAATGATATATCCGAAATGCTTGAAACAAAGCTTGCAAACGGCGAACTTAAAGGTGAAAAAGGCGACACAGGACCGCAGGGTGAACAAGGACCAAAAGGTGACACAGGACCGCAGGGCGAACAAGGACCAAAGGGTGACACAGGAATACAAGGACCGCAAGGCTCATCCGAAAAGTGGGAGTTGGCAGTAGATACTACGGTGCAAGAGGAAGTAAATAAAATCGAATATGAAATAAAAAACGCAGTTGAAGTGCATGTAGAAATTGCTAACGATAATTTCATTCAGATAAGCCATTCTGCATCAGGTGGTTTTCTACGCTCAATACTTTGGGGCGTAAATAATATATATGTTGAAAAATTGACATCAGCACACGTTCTTGCTGTTATTCACGCACAGAAAGTGAACGAAGATGTAATTGTAAACTGCAGTTATGTGGGAACGGAGAAGACCCAAAAAGCATTAAGATACGGAGCATTGCAGGCTTATCAAGCGGTTGATGATACAATCGGGATTTATTTTGACGCCGACACTTTAATGTTTAATCCCGGAACGAGAATACGCATTTGGGCTAAAAGGAGAGTGGCAGCAAATGAGTAGAGCATTAATTAATGGTGAATATCTTGATGTCGAAGATGAAATCTTTACGCCTGACCCACAGGCTGAAATTCAAGCACTAAAGCAGGAGCTTGCAAGCTATGATTACATAGGCGTAAAAATTGCTATGGGAGTTGCAACTGTAGAAGAATATCAAGAGCAGATAGCCTACACGGAAAAACTCCGTGCAAAAATCAGAGAGTTGGAGGGCACAGAACCTTTGCTCTCTGCCGATAATTGGCGAGAAGTTACGCCTGAGGCAAAGGCAGAAATCGAAAAACAACAGCAAGCCGAGGTGATGATATGACAGATGATACAATAGCAGTAGCACTTGTAAGCTTGGTGGGAACGCTAATCGGTACATTCGGCGGAATTATTACCGCTTCAAAGCTTACAAATTATCGAATTGAACAGCTTGAAAGGAAAGTTGATAAGCATAATAATTTCGCCGAGAAAATTCCGCTTATTCAAAACGACATTAAGGTTGCGAATCACAGGATAGACGACCTTGAAGAATTATGCAAAGAACATTTTGTGAAGTAAAGGAGTAAAAGAAAAATGAAAACATTATGTATATCGCTTATTATCGTTGCGCTGCTTATTTTAGCCGTGCAAATTATTACAGAAATCATCAAATCCGTATTTAAGGATAAGGAAAATATCGTTTATAATTTGATTGTATTCGGTGTTTCCTTATTCTTAACACTCGTAACAGTCATTGCGGCAAGTCAGATTGTACCGTTCAAGCTTGTTTGGTATATCATTGTCGGCGCAATTGTCGGCTCGTTTTTCATTGCCTACGGCGCAATGTACGGCTACGATAAACTTTTCAAACGAGTATTTGAATCAGTTAAGAATGCAATTAAATCATTTTTGGAAATTGAGGAAGAGGTGAAGAACAATGAAAAGAAATAAAGCAATAATGTCAGTGATAATGTCGTTACTTTTGATTATATCAATCTTTTGTGGTTGTAATAATTCAAATATCAAAAGCACAACAAAACCGACAGAAACGACTACCGTTGAGCAAACAACCGAACCCGAAGTTACTATTTCTGCTGATGTTAAGTCAGAGGCAGAGAAAACTAAGGATGAAGTTGAAAACGGCAAAGATATCGGCACTGATGAGCCTATTATCGCAAAGCCTAAAGACGAAAGCACTGTTGTTGATGAAAGCTTGATTGAGCAGGACGCTGTTATTGAACAAGAAAATATATCCTATGACGGTACTAATACCGGGAAAGGTAAAGCACTTCTCGGTGCTTGCACAGGTCTTACATATTATAATCAGGCTGACAGCAGGTGGGCGAAAGCACCATATACAAGCTCAAAAAACAAAACGCAGACGATTAAATCAAGTGGCTGCGGTCCAACTTCGGCGGCAATGGTTGTAAGCTCCTCAAAAGGTGCGATATTACCAACAACTATGGCAAAGCTTTTTGTCGATAACGGTTATAGAACTAAGTCAAACGGTACTGCGTGGTCGGCTTGGTCTTTTGTAGCTGACTATTTTAATTTTAAAAAATATGCTACAACTTCTAATATTGATAAAGCCTTAAACTATTTGAAAAAGGATAAGAACAAGGACGGTGTATCTGATTATTTTATCGTTGCCTCTTGTAATTATGGTCTTTTCACAACCTCAGGTCACTATATCGTGCTTGTTGGCTATAATAGTGGTACTATCTCCGTTTACGACCCTTATTCTTATGTTGGAAAATTTAGCACACCGAGCAGAAAGGCTGCAGGTGCTAAGCTTAGTGGTAACACTGTTTTCGTCAGTGAGCAAAATTTTAAGAAATACGGCAACACAGTTAATTATTGGGTGTTCTCGAATGACTATAAAAAGAAAAAATCAAAAACAAAAAAGAATGTTACCAAGTATGTTGCTACTCAGTCACAGTCACTTAATGTCAGAGCAAAAGCCAATAAATCGTCAAAGGTATTAACTCAGCTCAAAAAAGGCACTAAGGTGACTGTTACAAAGGTCAGTGGCTCTTGGTCTTATATCACAGCTCCGACAAAAGGTTGGGTAAGCACAACTTATCTTTCATCAACCAAGGTTGTTGCTGATAAACCGAAAAAGGTAACATATAAAACAACCGTCGGCAAGCACTACCGATTAAAAGGCAAAACATATTTGTATAAAAATAAAAAACTTACAGGAATTAAATTTGAGTATCTGCCAAAAACTGAAATAATCGTTCAAAAGCATATCAGCGCAACTGTTGACAAGGTTAAGGTCGTTAAGACCGGCAGAGTAGCCTATGCTAAGATTAATTCGTATAAAGTAATAAAACATTGA